GGCAACCTTGACCAGTTGGGTTATGTATATCACCAGATTCAGGTGAACCCGCACAAGAAGGGCAGCGCACAACTACTTCATATGTCGCATACCCTTGTTCATCAAGAACTTCAAGAGTTTCACCATTAATGAATGCAGATGTAACACCATCAACCGCTGTGTTTTTATAGTTTACATATAATGTATCAGGGTCGAATTCATCTTTAGGTTCAATGTGAATAATTTCTGCAACTAGACCAGATGTTTTACCACGAATCTTACGGTCAATCATGCGTGTGTAATCTACAGCATTACCAGTTGGAGTTAAATCTTTTAGACGTACATAATTCTGGAAGTTTTTAAATTTAACACTTCCAGATTTAACCATTGAACCGAATTTGAAAATATGATTCGCAAACGTTTCAGTTTGGTTTGATAATATGCTTTGTAGCTGATTTAATTCACGAATCTGTAATGAACGTTTTGGACGAAATAGAACTTGGAAATAATTCTTATCAATATCTATGTCGTCAAAATATGGCTCACGATTAAATGTCATTCTACTCATTATAGTTTCTCAATCCTAATTTTATATTTATTCGTAGTAAGATATACAATCATTTATTTATCCTAGAATCTCAGTACGATTTTAATATCTTCGATTTGCCCTGTAGTACGAACAACAGGTGCAATGCTTTCTATATATATGACGTTACCAGAACCAGCTTCTAGTTCTTCAAGGCCAGATGTACCATCACCTGTGTAATCGTCATGTTGTGGGCCAATGTAACGTGCCGCAATTGCTTCACCACCATCCCACTCACGAGGGTCAACGATTAATGATAATTGACGGAAATCATTTTCACCAGTAATTGGGAAGTAACCACCTTCAGTATCGTCAAAACGTGCATTCACAATTGAGTAACGAGCATCTAGTTCAGTTAGAATATTTGCACCATGACCATCTTTAGGCGCAAGTACAGAAACCGCTTCAGCACCAGTACCATCACCTGTGATTGTTGCTGTAGGTTCTGAAGTATAACCAGAGCCAACATTAGTCATCTGGATAGTTTCACATACACCTGCATTCAGAATAACAGAACCCGTTGCCTGAACACCACCCGCTAAATCAGGTGCGCTAAATGCAACTGTAGCAGTTGTATAACCTGAACCGCCAGCCGTTACAATAGCAGAGCTAATTGAGTTTGATTTTGCATTCTCTTGAACCAGCCATTGATTGGAACCATCATCAGAAAGTTTTAATTTAACAGGAATGTAACCAGCAGTTAAGAATGCTAACGCATCACCAGCAGATACAGTACCCATGTACTTCCAGCCGTAACCATCTGTTGTGTATGTAATATCTACACTTGTACCTGTTGGTTCAGATGTAGAAGCTGCACCGTTATTGTTATCAACACATTTGTAAATGTTATTTGCAGATGAAAGAACATAGAAATCATTCACATACGCAAAGCTGTCAATAGTTGGGTCAAACGCATCATACACAGTACCAGATGCCCAATTAACACGTTTAATTGCACAAGAAACATTTGTTGCGTTTAGACGTTTAGCACTCATGATGTTATTAATATATGAATACTGATTACTGAAATCGTCTTGTGGGTCAACGGGTGTTTCAGCAGTTACCACTTTCCAGTTGGTTGTATCTGTATCTGGACTGTTAGCACCAACACCATCACCTGTGTGTTCAACTAAACATTCATAGTATGAACCAGAAAGTTCAACCAAATCACCAACTGTATATAGAGTAGAATCAGCCCATGCAATAACTCCTGTAAAATCATACCAAGGGGTTTGCTTACCAATTGCAACGTAAATATTGTTTTCAAAGTATGATGTGTTTGTAAATGATTCAACATATAACCAGTCAACTGCACCATCAGAAGAAACACCAGATGTATGTGAAGGTGGGATTGCACCAGATGTACCAGAAGTTACAGCAATGTATTTGTAACTTGAGTTATAAACAACATTACCAATGCTATATGGTGTAGCAGTTTGCCATGCAGTGTAATTTTTAGTTTGGAAAGAGTTTAGGAATTGGTTAGAATTGAAAACTCTTGTTGTGTTTGTAATAATTGCAGTCATGTTTTATCCTATGTTCTCTTATTTATATGATTGTTAAGTCAGAATCTTCCATTCTATTAAATTTATCCACGCAACCAGTGGTTTCAATGTTTGATAATGAAAGGTTGTCAAAATAACCAATAACCCAATTGAAATTAGGGTCAAATTTAATTTCATCTAATTCATCAAGAGTTAATCCCATGACGCAAGTATCAGCAATACCTAGATGGAGTATTAATTCTCTAAATTCTGTTTGTAATATACTACTATTTATCTCACTGAATAAGTAGATAATCTTCGTTAATGATGCTTGTAAGCGTGGTGGTAAACTAATCAGTGTATCTACAATATTTGAAGTTGTGTACATACCAAATAACTGTGTACCACTTGGGTGTGCAATTCGTTTAACTTGCTCTATCCATTTATGGGGTGAAACATCACTGCGAACAACATATGAATATTGCTGATAGTAATAACTATCCTGTAATTTAGAATAATCACTTAACCAGTCATCTTCATCTTGATATTTCTTTGGCTCATTAAAGATACATTCGATATTTGCTGATAGTGACACACCTGAACCATTACTTGATGTTACTGTAATAGTTGGTTGTGAAGTGTAGCGTAACCCACTATCATAGACTTCAATCTCATTAATCTTACCAATCGCATCACCGTTTAATGAAATGATTGCACCAGAACCTGTTGAAGATACAATAGATGCTGTTGTTGGTAATGAATAATCATAACCATTATTCAATATTCGAATGCCTGTTATTTCACCTGAACCACCAACTGTTTCAACCACACCGCTGTATGAGTAACCATTTGAACCAACTACAGGAACCGCATGTACAATATCATTGACTTCATAACCTAACCCACCGTCAACGATTGTGTATGAATCTAATGGGCCTTTTGATAGGCTTTTAATACGGGCTTTAGCGCGGCTACCGTCATCAACTGAAGTGATAACAACTTCATCATTTAATGAGTAGTTTGTTCCACCGTCATCAACATTAATGCTATTAATCAAGCCATACATATTCTCTTTAACAGTAAAACCTTCTACAGTTAATAAGATTTCCTCATCAACCTCGAAGATACCTTCATATGATGACAAATCACATCTTAATATTCTCTGACTACCAATGTATATAGATGTAATGCCATCTATAACTGCATTTGCACCAGATGTTACGCCCTCAATAGACGCATTAAGGTTATCAGTGATTTTAAGTTTGAAAAAATTGTCACCTGTGATGTATGCATAATCTTCAGCAAAGAAATTACCACCTGAAGCCGTTTGTAAAAATTCTCTAGGGTATATAATATCAATTTCTGCACCATATAGTACGTTAAAAATGAAACGAAATGATGACTCAGAACCCTTTGAGATATAGAATTCACGAATAGATTTCAATAGCGTAGATTTATCAACCTGAATATTCTTTGGAAACGTATCCCCAAATTCAGTGATAAACATATCTAAGAAATCGTCATTAGCCGTATCAACATCTGAATTTTGCTGGAATGACTGGATGAAGTTTAGTGTGTTCCCTTCTAACTCCATCCATTCATAATACGCCTGTACAAACGCCACGAATAATTCATGGTCGTTCCGAACAAATTCAGGTAACTGGTATTGAAGAATAGCAGATAACTTATCTACCATGCTTTATTACCTTCATTTTGGAAGTCTGCTACAACCTTCACTGTAAATTGATTAATCATAACAACATTATTTCGTTTAGTGAAGAAGTCTGGAAGTTTTGGTGTAGCATTTATATTCAATTTAGATTGTCCATATAAATCATTTACCTCGAAATTAACTAATCGGATTATTCCATTTTCATAATCAACTGTACCGAAAGTTTCATTAGGGAATGCAACCCATTCTTTCTTAAAGGTATCATAGTAATAAATTATGATATTGCCTTGTTTATTATCTGCAAAGTAACAACGCTTAAGGCGATACATAAACTCATCTGATTTAACTGTTTCTGGAAGTATTTCATTCACGAAATCAGCAAAGTAAGTTGCCTTTGTGTTTAGATTAACATCTATTCGTTTCTCTAGTGTTGCATCCGCATATGATGTAAGAATACTAGGATTCACAGATTTGATTAAACTGTTAATGTTTACATCTGAATAAAACGAACCAAAACGATTTAATGTGTTATCATTATAATCATTGATAATAGCTGTAACCTCTGTGCCGATTTCACCACTTGATTTATTGGTGTTTAATGGATTGAAACGAACATTCACATCCAAGTTTACATATAGGAACTCAGGGTCAACAATCTCAGGCTCAACCGTAGTCACGTTATATTTTTTCAGAATATCATTAATAATACTATTCTTAGCCTTTGATGACAACACTTCACCAAATCTAGGTTTAATTGAAATGAATACTTTACCGTATGTTTTAGGGATATTATCTTCACCACCCCATATGTTAATAGAGTTTATATTACGATATTTAGAAAGGAGGATGTTTTTATAGTCATCCACAGTAACTAATCGGTTTTGTCTACGATAGTGATATGGGATATTGAATCGTAAATCCTCAAGAGTTTCTTCATCAACACCGCCATGTGAATCATTAACTGTAGTAATATCAACATCATAGTCAGTACCTAAGTAATTAATACCACCTGAAAGGATAAATGTACGTGCATTATTACCTTCCTCACCAGATGTAGATACGAATGATGCAGATACAACATTCAGATTTGCAAGTGATTTACCGTAAATATCGTTACCGAAGAACACCTCATAATAATTTTCTTCATTAACTGCAACGAAGAAAACATTAGATTCACTGTTAATCTCATTGAAATCCTCTGCTAACGTATAACTCACGAACTCACTAGATGCTTGAGTATCATACACACTGATACGCAATGATGTTATGTCAACGTTTCTATCACGAATAATAAAACGTTGATTCGTAAGTGTATCGTCAACCAAGAAACGTTGAGTGTTGAATGCTCCTTCGAAAATACCAATTTCATCACTTGTGTAATCATACACACCCGCTGTAGTAGCACGGTTATAGATATACACATCGTCAACAATCACGAAATTACGTGAATCATTTGCATTGTTATTTGAACGAATATTAGTGCCACGTGGAAGTACAATTTTTTTATCAGTTGGTTCGTTAACCGCCGTGATTGGAATATTGAATGTAACCAAAGCCTCTGCTGATTGTTTTGAACTAGGAATATAGTTCATCAGTTTTGCTTTTGAAGTTAATGAAGCCTTTTGTGTTGCAGAATCTATGAATGATTCGTTCGCTAACATATGTGTGTAGAATCCCATATAATGAGTATTATATGCCAGCAAATCTAAAAGGATGTTCATTGAAGAACCTTTATAGTCATAATCCTTAAATTGCTCTTGAGATTTCATGTAATCAATAAAGTTCTGTTTTATTGATTCAAAATCTAAATCCTGTACTTGTAAATTATTAGCCATTTAATATTCTCTTATCTGACACGCTGTAGGAATAAACGTGTTTGAATTGGTTTAATGTTATTTATCGTGTTGAATGTAATGTTCACCCCATAAGATTGTTCTTCATTATCAGGTACAACTTCTAATTCAATCACGTTTACACGTGTTTCGTGTTGTTGTATTAGGTGTTTTAAATGAGTTTCAATGCTCAATGCAGTAATTAAACTCATTGGTTCAAAAAGATAATCACGAACACCTGAATCAATCTCAGGGTGAAACTTTCTATCAAATCTACTTGTTTGGACAAGGTTTCTTAATGAACGCTTAATTGATTCATCATTATACTTCATCGGTAAATCACCCGTTAATGGGTGTGGTGTAAACTCCAAATCCAAATCAGAATATATTCGTGTCTGTTTCTTAATAGCCATTAACCACCCGCTGTAACAGTTGGGAACGGTTGCATTGCTTTAGCACCACAAGCCACAGGGTCGCCTACACGGGCAACACCCAACCCATTCGCCTTAACGGTTGATGAACCTTTCGCTAACGGCGCAACATGAATGTCAGGCCCGGTACATAGGTGTGGTGCATACATATGGGTTTCAGTTACCCACGGAATACCACCACAGAATACATTAGGCGAACCCTGTATTGCTGGTGTAGGTGGAAAACACCCATGACCGGAATTCATCATTCCCATTAAATGTGCTTGTGGCATTAATTATTCTCACATGTTTCTTCACACATAGATGAAGGTAGTGTTGGTAAATCTGGTTCTTTCGTAATCTCAGGCCACGTATCCGGTTTTTGTGGACACGTGATTTCGGTTGAACATACTTTAGTAGTATTCATTTTCTCAATAAATTCTTCTGTGCAATATGTTATCTTCTTATTGTATTTAGTCACCTTCGGAATTGATATTTCTTCTGGCACACAAACATCACACAAGGTTGACGGTAATACCTGTAACCCTTCAATAACCACTGGTTCAGGGCATGGTTCACAGAATTCGTCAACAATTTCTTCGATAACTGGCTGTGTTGATTCTTTTTCAGTTTCTTCACACACTTCTACACATAACGTATCTTTATTTATATTAACCAATCCTTGGTATTCAGGTGCAATGTAACAAATTTTACATAATTCCTTCAATTCATCCTCAGATAGCTGTTGTATTTGTGGTATTTCAACAGGTGGTATTGTTTGTGATTCGTTAATTTCCTTCAATCCATTATTATCAGCTTCACCATATGTTTTGTTTGTTATTAATTTACCATTAACATCATAAATGGGGTCAACATCAGTAAGTGATACCGAACCATCCTCATCATATAAAACGAAACCATTTATTGATTCCCCATTTCCATCAACGGGTATATCACCACCAACGGGTTCACCAGTATCTTCAACATATTCAACGTGTTCAAAGTTAACAAATTGTGAAATGAAGTTATCTCTATCCACTGACCAGTTATTATGTACACATATTTTAAATGTTCTATCTGCATAGGTAGCAGGTGAATCTAATAAAGCCGCACGTACTGTAAACACATAATCTTTAGTGATTGGCTCACGTGCGCCGGTTTCTTCATTTTCTTTATACCAAGTGAACGTAGGTTTTTCATCATCTGAAGTGTAACAATCTTGTTCTAATGGAATCCCCTCAACCACTCCATTAGCACGTAGATTCATACCAACAGGTAACTCACCGGATTCTAGTACATAGAAAACAGGTGAATCACAAGAAGATGCTGGACGTGCAAATTCGTATGGGTTTCCATAACCACCATGGTGTGAATTGAATGTACCTAATACCAACCACGGATAATCAGTGAATTCAACACTCAAGGTATAGTCGATACTGAAATCAGTTGTTAAACAGAAATAATATTCACCCGGCACACCATCATAAATGAATTGGTTGATGTTCTGAGTAATGAAAGATGTGCCTAATAAAACATATGTCAATCCAACTTTACGATATAAATTTAACTGCATATTAATACTACTAGATGTATTAGGTCTAGGGGCAATATTAAATGTCATCGTTTCATTTTCAAACATTTCAAATCTGTAGTAATCACCCTCGAAGGCATTATTAATCGTACCAACATAATCTGTGTTTGGTGTTAAATCAATAATTTCAGATGTTGGGTCATCAAATTTTAATACACAATTAACTGCCATTACTCAGCCTCATATGCAACACAATGTGCAAATAGTGGGAAATAGAATGAGTGTTCTTCAACAGCAACTTCAGGCAAATCTCTAATTCCATCGTTATCAGGGTCAAGAGCATCGTAATCCAAATCACCATCCTCAGTTAAAGGTATATATTCATTTGGTAAGCAAATGTCAGCCTCAGTTACCCATGCAACAGCCGCACCCGTAACAGTTAATGTATCAATTGCACAATGTGAACCACCATATCCATACCAAGGCTCATCGTAAAACTTAGTTTGTGCATACATGCCATCGTGGAAATCGAAAGTGAAATCAACATTACTAGCCATTGATAAATGTTCACCACCATGAGCATATAATAACCAGATGCCCTCAAACGTTAATGGAACTGGTTCTAGGCGCGAACTTGCATGAATCATTTCTGGATATAATGATTGTTCTACTGATAATTCAAATACAGCATTAGAACCATGTTCCATGTAATATTTACCATCACACCCTGTGTTATCTATTGAATCGAAATCAAATATTACAGCCTCACCATTAGGGCGTATGTAACCATGACAGAACTTAGTCCAGAATATAGGCTCAAAGTTAATGAAGTTTAGTGTTGATGGATTTTCAAACTCAATCACACCAAAATCATAAATCTTCATTGGAAGGTATGGAAACATACTCTCACCAGAGTATGCTTCAGCCTGTAGTCGTGGTTGTGTACGTAATTCAACATCACATACAGTTACAACAGAATCACATGGATTCCAATTTGTTTTTAAACGAGTATCCGCAAACTCAAAATCTAAACTATCTAACCCTAATCTAAAGTCATCCCAATCCCAACGAATCACGTTATCGCCATATAAATGGTCAACGAAACCAGCACGGTCACAATGATTGTGATTATGGTCAGCATCATATAACGCTAAACCAGCAACAATTGGATGTGGTGTTAATATTGGGTAAATTGGAATAGCTGAATCAGATTCAGAATATGAACCATGATATGCATTCGCTTCTAACCCTTCACCTTCAGGTACAGAAATATCATTAAGATATGCATGTGAACCATGATATGCATCAGCAGGTAAGTTTGCTGTATAGTTCAGGAATGGGATATTAGCAATTGCACCATGATATGCATCAGCAGGTAGATTTAATTCTAACGCTAAATCAAAAGTAGTAGTTGCACCGTGATATGCAAGGGTGTTCCAGTTTAATTCATCAAGAACAGGGATATTAACACTTGCACCGTGATATACATCCAAGGTCATTTCAATCGCTGGATGAAGTTCAATGTCTACGGTAGCAGTTTGACCAAAGTAATTACGTGAGAATAACGCCACTGTTACAGCAAGTGTATCACCTGAACCATACCCACCGTGATATGCATCAAGTGGTAGTTCTTCACCCAACACTTCAGTTAACTCAGTATCACTAAACCACCCATGATACGCATCAGCGTTAAATGTAGTTGATGTTGCTAGTTGTGTACCATATGCATATTCACCGCTGTAAGCGTCAGCAGATAGCGCAAATGTAGGCGCAATATCGCCCTCACCTGTAGCACCGTGATATGCATCAGTGTTACCTAAACCTTCACTTGGTGAATCAGTTAAATCAGCATCAGAATATGAACCATGATATGCACCTAATCCCCACGGAACTAAAATATCGTCCAATTCAGATGTAGCACCATGATAACCATCAACAGGCAATGCAGCGGATGGGAATATCTCTAAATCTGAATCACTGTATGCACCATGATAACCATCAACAGGCAAAACAACGATTACGGATAAATCAGCATCAGCCGTTTGACCAGAATAGTTGTCAGTTTCTAATTCAGCCGGTGGATATATCTCTAAATCTGAATCACTGTATGCACCATGATATGCATCACAGTCACGGAAAAAAGAAACGGTAAGTAAATCGGCATCGGCTGTTTGACCACTGTATGCATCACCTTCCATTTCATCAACAGGATTGACAGTAAGCACACAATCAAGATATGCACCTTGATATTGTGAAACATCCATATTGAAAAATGATGCTAGAATAGCATTACATGTTTGGCCACTATATGCATCAATGCGAGGCATAATAGGTGAAACATAATCACATGATTTGAGATTGAAATTGGGTGAGGGTGTACCACAATCAAATAGATTGAAGTTAGTAACACCCGTTGCTTCTTCAACCGTTGACCACGCGAACGTATAATTGTCAACTATGATTATTTCATCAGTAGCTGAATCAAATACAAATGTGTATGATGTTGGATTGATAGGAGAATCAGCCATTTAATTTTCCTTCAGAAGGAGAACCATTATTAATTCCCCTCTTAGATTAAATGGTTGTCATCGTATTCAGCAGGTTTAACCGGGCCATGTACCCTGTATCTTGTTGTATTGTTATCAGGAATAAATGATAATACATCTAAATATCTACTGGTTGGTGGATAATATTTATACTCACCCGTAGCTCCACTACTTGTGACTTCACCATCAAGTTCACCCGTAATGTGATTATAAAAACGAACAGTTGCCTCAACAGGAACACCTTGCAGTAGGGTAAACCCTTCTACTTTATAACGAGTTGTAAACATCCAACGACTTTGAATTTGTAGTGGTTCTAGTGCATATTCATACTGAACCAACTCACACATTTCACCTAATACTTGATATTCACCCGGCCCTGTGTTCATTAAATGAAGTTGAGAAGGTTTATCATTTGAAGGTGATAACGCATATGTACCTTGAGCGTTTAATTCACCATCAATGTATAGTTTTAAGTTAACTGAATCGCGCACAACGACTAAGTGATGCCACACACCATCATTCCAGTTCTCACGTTCAGATGTTGCAGGGTCAGTATCACGTGAAGAAATTCTAGTGGTTGTGTTTTCAGTGACTTCTATATTACCGGGAGCATGGATACCGCTCTTACTGTTCAACCAAATTATAAGGCCATTCCAATTAGGGTCATCCTCAACACAATGTAGCAATGTACCACGATTATATGAATTACATTTAAACCAGAATTCAATTGTATATGGGTCAGAAATATCAATAACAGGGTAGTATCTACCTGACAGTTCACGATTGATAACCGCATTACCTGTGTTATTGAATTTAGTTGAATGTGATTCGACTAGTTTATCAGGGCCGGGGAAATAATTTGAAACGCTTCCATAATAGATACCATCTAAACCACCAATCTCAGCGTACATTGTATTATCACCGGGTACGAATAATTCATTCATTCGCCAGTAACGAAAGGGTGCATCATTTTTAATTAAAGTATCATAATGTTTTGTTCGTGTGTAATGGTAACTCACTTGACTTTCTTCTATGCCATAATTGTATACAGCAATTTGGTCAAGTTTAAGTGTTTCAGTTGCAAAGTCAGTCTCTGCATTTGGGCCACCATTACCCGCAATAAACCATGAATCATTAGTTACTGTATTTGGATAATTATCAAAATGATTCTCACTATCCTGACCAACTAAACGACCATTTATATACACATTAATAACAGATTGATATTCGTTTACATCAATCTGAGTTACATCATATGAAACGATTAAGTGGTTTGTACTTTCAAATATATTGATACCTAGATTGGTATCCTCATATACTCTGATATTTCTACCAACTACTGTAATATCTAAGTAGTCAGTGGTATACCATGAATCTACAGTGCTTATATTTAATACAGAACCTTTAAGGATTAGTGGTGTAACGATATTACTGCGATAACCCGGTTCACCACTCAAGCGTATCATATCAGCCTTATCTTTATAATAAAGCATTTCTACTGAGAATGAACCAAGTACAGGGAAGTTAAATGAAGATGAGTGAGCAGCCTCAAAGTGACACTCAGGCCAGCCACCATCAACTAATTGTTGCCAACCAACTGTACAAGCGTATTGGTCTACAACTTCAATAGGATTTAAAGAAATCTGCTCAAGTAAATAATCGTCACCATTAACGACTAATGGGTTTTGGTTGCCTTGTTCATCGACAATAGCATTACCATTCAATCCTGTTCTATCCGAATCGAAAGTCCAGAAGGCTGAAGGTACTGCATTAAGTTGTGATTGTTTTAATCCCGGCATTTATTTTAAAACCCATGTATATGTTTTACATGACCATATACGGTCATATTTAAGTTCTTGCATTATTTCCCATTCAGTTTTATTTATATCAAATAATTGTGGATGTTTTACGGCGATTCTCGATTTCTGATACTTCATTCTACTTTCAATAGATTTATAATCTTTCGTGTAGTAATATATCGGGTCATTGATTCGAGTTAACCTAAAACCATTCTGTTTATAAACATTACCATCAGAGTATCTACAATCAGAATAACTAACAAGTACACCTTCGGGGGTGTGTTTTAGTAATTTACTGAATCCACCAACAACTCTATACCCCTGTTTTACACAAAATCTATTCAGTTCATAATCATATTGGTGGTTACGTGATTTGATAAATGTCATTACAGCAACCAATTCATCTTCATAAAACAATCCATACGCATATGAGTAATTACATGAACCTTGAACGTGATTCTCATTTAAGAATTCATTACAATTGTCTACTTCTCTAACAACTGTTTTCCTACCATGTATAGCTGTAGAAACCCCACATTTAGCCTTAATCATATTAATGATAAGGTTGAATTTCTGGTTTACTTCCTCATCCCAAAATTGATATAAATGGATACCATGTTTCTTGCATACTTCATACTTAGATTGATGGTATTGACGACCTTTAGAGCCAGCCAATTCACTATGAAACTTATATCCATTTATCTCAACTGCAACATTATGTTCAGGGAAGTAAATATCTAATTCAATACCATCTAATTTATAAGATTGTACTGGATTGAATTCTGACAACACATCAATTAACCGCCTTTCATTTAAACTGGTATTACCCGATTTAACAATTGGTATGTTATGATAATGTAACGCGTTTTGTACAGTTGGATATGACACATTAATTAAACGTGAAATGATACCAATGTTCATGTATTCTTTATATAGGTTTAATAACCAATCACGGTTTTTTAGGTTAACATGAGTTGGAACGTGTTTATAATCCACTAAAGATTTATAATGGAATTCACTCTCATACATCACATCGTCAACTGAAATTAATTCTTTATTATCATTCCAATTAGTATTGTCAACTGTAATATTGTGCTTCTTAATATATTTGCCAACACATTGTTTAGTGATACCTAATGAATCAGCTATCCCTTGATATGATTTGGTTTTACCATATGCATCTACCATCCACTCTTTATTGTCTAGTTTTTCTTGAATGTGTGGAGCAATAAATCCATGTTTTTTGATTGGCACATTATGTTTCTTGAAGTGACTTGAAATATATTTACGGTTAATACCATATTTACTCTCAAGATTTCTCATACCCAAACCTTCATTTAAGTAATCATTAACAATCTCATCATGAAACAAATCCAGCTTCGACATAACACAACCTCATAGAGTAAACAATGGTGACAAATTTATATTATTATATATGTCACCATTGTTTACGTCAAGTGGATTATTAAAACTTGTTATAAATTAACAAGTTGCACGAGTTATACGTAACTGACCAGCAAGAATCTTCGGCGCGCCGTCGCCGTTATTAACAACTTTAGAAGTTGTAAGTGATGCTACGAATAACAGGTTATTTGTACCACCTGCATCTGAATCATATAAACCCGCACCAACAATAGTACCCCAATTGGCAGTAGGTGTACCGAACTGAATATCCCCTGTATTGTTATATTCAAGGTTAACACCAGAAGGGCCACTCCAACCACCAGCACCAATTGATACGCGGCCATAACCAGTACCAGATGTATTTACTTCTTGACCGGGTGTTGTTGTTTCATCCAGTGAAGGTAATGCGGTGAACAGTGCTACCCAAATAGCAGCAGGGGCAGTCCATGCAGTGTTAGATAGCAGGTAAGCCATCTGTTGATTGTATAAGTAATCTGAAGTAGTTGCACTAGGCATATATAAATCCTCTTGTTATTAAGTTATACCCAACTCTTATATTTGTTTGGTTGAGTAATTTATTATTCTTTATTCCATTCTCTTATTTATACTGTACTAAAAATCCATTTCAATTACAGTGAATATGTTGCTGGTTGTGGGTCAATGAAATCATTAACCTTCGCTTCCAGAGTAGGAGCATCCACATCGTCAAACGCTACTATAAAGTATTTATCACCCACCGTTAAACCGGATGGAAATGAATAATTTCCAGCAGCATCCGTATATGTATAATCCACCATCTCACCTGACACCCTATCATACAATCTTATTAGGTTTCCAACAGATGGATTTGAATCTTTTGTTACAGGGCTTGATGGAATCTCACCTAAATCACTTGAGAAACTTCTACCATAATTATTCATTCGTAGCGGCTGTGATAGTTTACTAATACCTGTGTATAGTTTCTTTGGTCTAGGCCATGAACCAAATACCAACGAATCAATTAACACGGTATCTGAAATTACATAATCCTTCATTCCAAAGTTTAATTCATTCTGGATTATTCCATCACTATTAATCTCATTTAATACAGGGTCAGCTATACCACTGATTGGATTATCGAATCCAATTAAACTAATAACCGCGTTTGTATCACGAATCCCTTTATCTAATTCGGTTTGTGTTTCTCTAAGGTCAATAAACAATACATAGTCAATAGGAATTGTGCCACTGAAACTAGATGTATATAATCTTATCCAGTAATCACCTACTGGTAAGTTTTCATAAACAATACTTTCAATTCGAGAAAATGTTGTATAACTTGCAACTTCCCCTGAAATAACAGTTTCGTTTATATCAATCAATTCAACATAGATAATTGCGTATGATGAATTACTGAAGTTGAAATATGCCTGTGACCATATATCCAGTCTATTAACCGCATCAGATATAGTAATCTTAAAATAATCCGAATCAGTTCCATCTGAAAAATTGCCCTCAACACTAAAGAATCCAGTGTTGGTAGATAAATCGGTTGCTGTTGCTGTTGATGAGCCGTGGTCACTCATTTAAATTACTCAACCCCCCAATCACCATCCCGTAAGAACAGTTGACCGTCAGAACCACTCAATGTGTATATAGTTTCACCGGCATAAACACCCGTTCCATCTATTTGATAAATGATACCGTTCTTGTTAAATGCCTGTGAGCCTAATGAATATAAAAGCCCCGGCAACTCACCCATGTATGCATTTGTTGATGTTAATCTCACTTTATCAAGATATAACCCACCATCAATCTGATTTGGATACTTCGGTACACCATCAATGTATGTGCTAGAACCGGGATAAGACAAAGCGTATCCAACTTTAACTAGATAATTTAAGTAGATTATATCAGACCCAATTGAATTTAATCCAACGGAAGCACATCGTTTGATTTCATAACCTGTGCTATCATCACCTGTTAATGAATTACTACCAGTAGCAGGAGTTTCAGATGAACCATCATGATATGTAATCATCTGGTTATATAAGAACCCACTGTAAGGCGTTACAATATCACCAAAGAATTCATGGAAGGTATATTGCCTTGTTGCACTTGCAGTGTTGTCGAATAGTACAGGTGAGCCAGATGGCGTACTTGTATTATAACCAAACCAGAAATAAACAGCGCGACTGGTTGCAAAAATCATCCAAGGAACTTCATATGATGTTGTATATGCATATCCGGTTGAGAACCAATCATTTGTTTCATTACCTGCCCACGGATTGATTGAAGTATTAAGGTCAGTAAAATCTTCAGCCACCTCAAAACTACAATATGGTTGTGATGAAGTTACCTGATAATCATATAACTTTATACACTGTTGTGGTGCGGTTGGATTAGCTACACTTGCGCCTTGTTTAAGAACAAAACTACTAGCATCACTGAAAGGTTTGCTCCATCCAGCCGCTGCTTTACCTGTATAACCGTCAACCAAACATGCAGTGAGCAGTGCCTGAAAAGATGCAGCAGTTTTTAAATATACAGGTGCATTTGCATCTTGCCATGAATATACTATTGGACTTGCCATTTAATTATTCCTCTAATCTATAATTAACTATATTTATATACATTATTCAACCCCCCATTCACCATCATGGATGAATGCCTGACCATTATATGTATTTACAATGTAGATATTCTTACCTTCATACCCACCAACCCCTTTAAATGATATGTCATCCGTTTTATCTTTATCAAAATATCTACCATGTATATGATATAGAAGGCCGGGCATTTCACCAACAAGAGCAAACTCATTTGTCAATCTAACCACATCTAATTTTAATGAATTATCAACTGGATTATCTTTTGAGTTATACCCTTCTGGTGCGGGTAGTGTAAAATTAAATCCTAAGTAACCGTTATCACCCTTCGATTCGGGTACAAGTGTATTATAATACGCTCTACTATAAGCAACTCTATTATCCTTCAAGCTTCCACAAAACGATTTGTTGCTCACTGATGTACCTAACTGAGTTATAAAATCCGTTAAATATGATGGTGATGTACTCGAAGGTGAACCCAACGCATACATGGTGTTTCTAGTATTCCACTCATGATATGGTGTATAATCCCCAAAGAATCCATTGAAATTATACCCACTCTCGAAACTATTATTACTTGAGAATTTATCAGGTATAGAACCAGATACAGTATTGTTATATCCAAACATAAAATAAACAGCGCGACTTGTGGCTAATATAATCCACGGAACCTGATATGCTGTGCTACTACTATATCCTTTCGGGAATTTTAAATATGTGTCTAGTATACTAGAATCATACCAACTATCTACTGGTGTGTTTAAATCAGTGTAATCTTGAGCGATTTGATAATATGCGCAAGCACGAGTCGTACTCGCCTCAAAATCATATATCTTCAAACAATGTTTTAATGGATTTGTGCCGCCTTGTTTTAGAATTAAACTAGTTGCATCTTCAAAGGGGATACTCCAACCTGCACCAGCCTTTGTGCCATATCCATCAACTAAACAGGCACGTAACAGTGCAATGAATGAACTCATCGTATTGCTATAAACAGGTGCGCTATCGTCTAGCCATGTATAAACTGTAGGTTTTGTCATTATAAAAATTCCTTAAAATGCAGGTACAGGGCCGGGTAAATTAAAATGTACCTGCGCGCCATCAAGATATGAATTACCACCCGCATTCATTACTAAATCACCACCAACTTTCAATTGGTATTTACCATGTATATATTCATCCTTATTACCCGTCACTTCTGATTTACAATCCCCATCAACTAAAATATTAGCATCACCATTTATGGTAATATTCAAGTTTCCAGTAACGTGCATATTTTTCCCATCAAGCACAATCTCATAATCAGCACCAACTACTTTAGTAACCTTCGTACCATCAGGATGAATTTCTTCAAATGTTCCTGATTTATGATATGTGTGAATACGTTCTGCACCTTCTGTGTCATCAAACTCTTGAACATGACCACTTTCAGTTTCCTTTACATGATTGTATGGGTATTCAGCTGCATATGGTGTTTCTGGTTCATCCCAGTTCCCTGAACCTAATGCAAGCGAAACACCTACTTTAACCCCATCTTTTTTAGATTGGACTATTGTTTCTTCTATTTTTTCATTACGTGCTAACCGATTGGTATCTGGTTCGCCTAGATAAGCATCTTTAGGATACACCCCATTAGGGTCATTGAATCCTTGATTTTTATCTTTAGATTCTGGTTTACCACCCAATGTACCCATAATTACAGGGTCATGAGCGTTATGACCATCACGGAAGAACCCAACTACCCACGTACCTTCCACAACACCTACAGGGGCTTCACCTAAGCCGTTCATAGCCGCTGAAGTGATTGGTTGCATAGGGTAGGCCCACAATAGCTTATTTGTCGCTATATCACCCTTATCAGCCGCATGGTATCCACCAATGCGCACACGTACACGCCCTAACTTCTCAGGGTCTAATCTATCCTCAACTACGCCTATCCACCATACAAATGAACCCATTGAGAAGGCCATTGATTCATTTTGATTGTTTTGTATCATATTGATTCCAAAGGGTTTTAAAAATTAATTTAAAATAAGTTAAAATAATGCTTGACAAGCACTTGACAGATTGATAAGCTGCGCATGTGGCCCCGATGATATTATATTACTAATTATTAATTACGTTATTAACTAATACGTGGTGTGAAACACCACTCGCCGTAGGCGATAACTAATATCTGTTACTCCACATGTAAGTATAATATTAATATGTGGTGTTGTTAAATAACCTCAACTGGTTGTATTGGCCCAGATATTTGAGGACATATATTGGGTGTATTATTAATACATACTATATCATATTCTGTTGATTCTATTAATCCTGTAAAAGTGTAGGTTCCATCTACAGCATTACTGGTTGTGAAATCCACTAATGAACCATCACTTCTTAAATATAACCTGACAATACATGCCGCTAATGCATCTTGAACCTGAGTTACACCTGATATTTCCCATGCCATTAATATTTCTCACTCATTCGTTTCTTACTCAGTTCCATAAAGATAGTATATTCTTTTGCAATTACATGACGTATCGCTGTAACCAGATAATCACCTTTCAAATATTTATCATGCCTATCTTTAGTTGAATCCTGATGTGATGGTAACAGAACTTGGATTGTTCTACCTAACTGGTCATATAGACAAACATGACCGGGTATATCTACTAACAGTCTATTTGTTTCCAGTTTCATAATGCTGGATTTTCGTGAACCCTTCCATTGTTTATGTGTTTCATTAGGCACTAATCCCTTCTCCATAACACCACCATGTACAGGAACAAATGAAATATTAGCATTACCTGCATTCTCAAATATATCGCCTTTAAATGGTGCATAGGTTTTATCAGTCGCTAAATCATCTCCATAATTAAATGTTGATGTTGTGAATTTCTTATTAATTATGTCATGTGATAATGTTTTACTACCAAAGAACCCCATATCAAAATTAGGCAATGCATCAAATTGATTAATAAACTGATATTGTTGAATGCTTATGAATGCGTCATCAACATCCTGTGATTCTTTTTTAGCGTTAGGAATTATCTGTTTCAATGACAAATCGGTTCTATCATTAAACATATCCTCAATTGAAGAAAATGCAAATTGACCCTCATCTGTTTGAAAGAAACAGAAATCAGCACCAGCATTCTTTGTTTTAGAGAATATAGTCAACCACTCAATTGCAGCGAAGGGTGATAGGTTAGGTACAATAACGTTGTATCTATTTGAATCAGAACTTGATTTTGTAATATCACCAAACACATCAGAGTCATTTATAATACTTCTAGCGATTTTATCTGTTGTGCCATCATAGGCTTTACTGATGCGTGATTTCTGGTCATCAAAATATTCAGGCGCGATACATCTAACTATATAGGTATAAGTTTCTTGTTTAACCATTTCACGGTTGTCAATCTTATACACTATGAAATTAAATGTTTTCTTACCTTTACATGGTTTAGGCGCACTTGTTTCAAGTAATATCTCAACTTCAGAACCCGGCATAATAGGCAAATTCATTAACTGGTTCTGTGTATCGTAGAACATTAATGTTGCGCTCCACACAGGTGAAAAAATATCCTGATAGATTTCTGTTTGACCAACAATCCCTGATACATCAACACCATCAATGGTTATAACAATTTGGTCATAATCTTTAGGAAATCTTGTAGTCATTAAACATCTTCCACATTAAGTATTTTTCGTTTCATTAATCTTTCAAACTGGATAACAAAGTCATTCAGATGTGTTCTATCCAATATTTTTATTTGACGTTTTTCTGTATTCTGCTCAAACTCATATTCCATATTAGTCACTATTCCGATATTTGCGGGTAGTGGAGAACTTGAGTCTATTAAATCTTGATATTCAATATGTGAAACCTCATCGACACGATAACCTGTGTTTAAATCCACAAAATGGTGAATACCAGTTGGATTCTCATATTTAGATGCTGTATATGAGGATAATTCCTGTTGAGTCAATGGCCAATCATAATATGGATTTACAATACTATTGATTAATAGAATAACCCAATTAAGGTCAGAATCACCGTAAAATCTATATGCAACATCTTCAGGGCGTTCACCATCTTCAATCATGTGGTAAAAATAGAGGGTTACATTATCAATTTGGTCATATTTTACAATGATTGAATTGAATATATTAACGGCTTGTCTACGAATACCATTACCATCAGCATCATATAATAATGTGTTGAATTGTTTAAAGAATGCCATTAGTAACCACCATCAATATCTTTACGTGTAAGAATTTCATTTTCACTGAATTGGATTCGCAGTTCAGTTTCACTAGGAAAACCATTACGCATTGTTGCGTAGAATCCAGCACCTGTGTAATTCACATGAACATCTGTGATTACACAGTTCTTAAATTTGTTTAACCATTTGTTTGTAACTTTAGTAGAATCACCCGGCTGGATTTGTAGATATTCAATTTTGACTTCGTTTGGATAACCTAAGAAATTATCACCCTCGACGTATTCAGGTAATGCGGCTGTACGAAAGGCTTTAATAATGTCAGCGATAATCTGTGATTCTTGTTCGTTTCGTGGTGCGAATTTAAACACAAACTCAAATGTTCGGAAGTTAACACCACGGAATAACATTTTTATGTAAGGGTTGCGGATTTTACCTTGCTGTAATGCAACCAAATCCTCACCAGAAACAGCACGGCCAGTTGCAGCACCTTTAAGCATTTCCTCAAGGCGCAATCCAGCACGTGAACCTAATTCAGATAATGCTTGGCGGTATCCACCCTCACCATTATTCATGAATTGTTGACCAATCCATCCAATGCCTTGTGAATCCCATGAAATGTTAGTTGGGTTTTCAAATGTTTCAGGCATATATAGGTAGATGTTTTTATCAATAAGTGTTGATTTTGAGTCGTTACGGCGCACTATTGAAAACTTCACAGCAGAAACTAGCTGGTCATCATTAGTATCAAGTTTGTTAATTATGCCTTTGGGATATTCCAAATCAGCCATTTAAAATCCTCATTTGTATTTTCTAATATTTATACGTGACTAAATATCTATATGGGTAGAAAATCTTACAAAGGCAAATACACGCCGATTAATCCACATAAATACGTAGGTGATGCATCTAATATAGTATTTAGGTCGCTATGGGAAAGAAAACTCATGAAACACCTTGATAATAATCCCTCTGTGTTGAGATGGAGCAGCGAAGAAGTAGTGATTCCGTATTGGTCATCGGTGGATAATAAACAACGTAGATATTTCACCGATTTCATGGTTAAATTAAGAAAGCGGGATGGAAGTATTGGAAATGTATTGATTGAAGTAAAACCTTATAAGGAAACAATACCACCCGTTACACCTAAGCGCATGACACATAAAACTAAAATGCGTCATCTTGAAGAACAAATGACATTTCAGCGCAATCAAGATAAATGGGAAGCTGCACGTCAATGGTGTGGGGAGAGGGGTGTAGAATTTAAAGTTATGACTGAATATGAACTCGGTATCAAAAAGAGAAAATAGATTATGCCACGAATTAAACGAATACCACAATCTAAGCAGATACAGAAGTTCCAAGAACGCCTGAAAGGGTTATCTGGTAGAGAACTCGCACAACAATCTAAAACATCCATGCAATGGTTTAGAAAATCTGTTATGCGTCGAATGGGTAAAGATAAAACATCTGAACAGCGTACAGGTGGTAGAAATTGGGTAAACAGTAAATTAGGTGGTGGTGATGTACAAGGCATTCAAATCACCAAAGTACCTGAAATCGGTAGAATGATGTTCTTCATGTATAACCCGAAATGGGCTAAAGAATTGAAGTATTATGATAAATTCCCGTTAGTGATTCCAATTGGTTATTATCCAGATGGATTTTTGGGATTAAACATACACTATTTACCCTTCATCCTAAGAGCGAAGTTACTAGATGCATTATTTACATTACATGAAAATTATAATGATGAAGATTACGTGAATGTTTCATATAAAGTTTTAAAAGGTATTGGTAATACAGTATATAAACCAACTATCAAGCGATATTTGTATAGCCATGTGGCAAGTACATTCGCAGTTGTACCCTTCGATGAATGGGAAGTTGCAGCTATGTTACCAGTAGAAGATTTCCGTAAGGCTAACAAACGTGAAGTTTGGGCTGATTCAAAAGCATACGTGGGTAGATAAATGGCAGAACATAGAAAAAAGTCGATAGATGATTTTATTGCACAGATTAGTGAAGTTGGTTTGGCTTCACCTAATCGCTATTGGGTAGAGTTTCTTTTACCTCGTGGTGTAAGTGGTTCAGGTGGTGAAGTACGTGAGGAAAGCACATCAGGAAAGATTAAAAGTGTAGAAACCTCTGCTATCCAGAATGGTAAGTTGTCAATCATGTGTAATGCAGCACAGATGCCGGGCCGTTCATTCATGACAGTAGAACATAGACATTACCAAACTCCAATTAAAATACCATATGCAACTCAATATGACGATGTATCATTTACGTTTACAACTTCACAAGATTTCCGTGAACGTAAGTTTTTTGAGATATGGCAGGAAACTATTGTTAACATTAAAACCGGAACAATGAATTTCTATGATGAGTATGTATCTGATATTAAGGTTCATCAATTGGATAGAGAAGGGCAGATTTCATATTCAATATTAATTAAAGATGCATATCCTATTAATATTGGTGCGGTAGATTATTCATATTCAACACAGAATGATATTCAAAATTCAACAGTTAGCTTCTCCTATAAATATTGGGAAGCAATACCTGTTGATTATGATAAGTATAAATATCCAGTTGGAATTGCACCAAACCAAAGCAAACTAGAAGATATTATTGATGGTTTCGTAGATTACGCAACCGATTTATTTACATTTTAATATGGAGTTAAATTATGGCATTACCTAAACTTGAAAGTAGTAAGTTTGATTTAACCTTACCTGTAAGTGGTAAGAAAATCAAATTTAGACCTTTCTTAGTTAAAGAACAAAAAGTCATCCTACAAGCAATTGAAATGGGTGATAAGAGTCAGTTAGTTAACGCATTACATGATGCATTAACCGCCTGTACATTTGGTGAAGAAGTTGATTCATTACCAATCGCTGATATTGAGTATCTAACCGTTAAACTACGTGCTAAATCAGCCGGTGAAATGTTAGACCTTCGTTATCGTTGTACTAACACTATTCCAGCAGGGCCGGGTAAAAATCCAGAAGGTGAGGAAGTTGATTTACCTGAACATGAATGCAACACATCCATACCAATGAAGTTAAATCTATTTGACATTGAGTTATATTTTCCCGAACAGGATAATAAAATAATGTTCACGGATAACGTTGGTGTAATGATGAAAAACCTGTCATATGGTGATTGGAAACTATTACAGGAAACTGAATCACCAACTGAACGTGGTTTATTAACAATGTTGTTTTCAATTGATTATGCTTTTGATGCAGATGAAATCTATAAACGCCCTGACTTTACTGATGAAGAATTATCCGAATGGTTGGGTGAGTTGGGTTCTGCTGATTTAGGGAAAATTGAGAAGTATATTAAAGCATCACCTAAATTATATAAAGAACTAAAGATTAAATGCCCTTCATGTGGTCATGAAGAAACCGTTAAGTTGGAAGGGCTAGACGATTTTTTAGAATAATCTTTGGTCATGGTGAGTTAATGGCATTGTATAGAACAAACTTTACAATGATGCATAATTTCCAATACTCGTTAAGTGAAATAGAAAACATGGTTCCATATGAAAGGGAAATATACACACTCATGTTAATTGAACATCTTGAAAAAGAAAAAGAGAAACTTAAAAGTAGGAAATAGCTATGGCTGAAGAAACAACACCAGTAAATAAAACTACAATGGGTGCTATGATGATGGGTGCGTTTAGACGAGGCCCACGTCAGAACGCCATGCAAAAATCTGAGCAACTTTTAAGTTCATATAACGTAGAACGTACTGAGTTGGATTCATCTGCGCGCGTTAAAGATTTAGAGACAAACATTGCGGAACGTGTTGCTAATAGAGTACAACAATTAACTAAGGCTGAACGTAGTGGTAAAACAGTAAGTGATGAGGATAGAGTAAACGCATTTGATGAAGATGAAGTTACTCAGTTCTATGTGAGTGAGTTAAAGGGATTGGTTGGTGATATAGGTGGTATGTCACGTAGTATGCTGAAGAATCAGATGAAACGCATGGATGTGTTAATGGAAGGTTTAGCGGATTCATCTTCAGATGAAAAAGAGTTCTTAATGGATGAGTATTCAAATTCATTAAGATTCCTACAGGCTGAATATAAGAAACGCTCAAATATCGCAAGTAGAGCAACAGCGAAAATGGGTGACTTAGCAGAACAGTATATGGACGTTCGTTCAATGTATTCTGGTTTCGTTGATGACAACCCTATTGCAATGGCATTGTTCCGTGTAGCAGGTGACGCTCTATCCAGTTATCGTGAAAATAAAAAAGCACAGAAAGAACTTATCTCAAGTGATTTGCACCGTCAATTCATGGCTGAAAAAACAGAAGAAGATAAAGTTACAGCCCTTGAAAGAGAACAAGAGCGTAATAAAGAACTTGCAGAACTTGAAGAAAAAGCAATAAAACAAGATAGACAAGTTTCACCTGTAAGTATACCTGAAACTGATGACGATTCTATGTTTAGTCGTGAATCAAAAGTTGAAGGTGAAGCCGCAAATGAAATGATGAAGGTTGAGGGTGAAACTGACGATAGATTAGATACAGAATTTCGTCGTGAATCAATAGAACGTGATGAGCGCATGTTTGAAAAAGTTTCTGATATTCATGATTTACTTGAACTTGGTAATGAAAAGAAAGATGAAAACGAAGAAGATGTTGGTCTATTAGCTGGAATTGGTAATAAGTTTAAAGGTATTCTAAAATCAGCAGCACCATTACTCGTTATGTTAGCACCATTGATGAAACTAGGTTTAGTTGGATTAGCTGGTGCGGCTGGGTATGCGGCTGGTACATGGATATATGAAAAGTTTATCGAAGGTACAGCATTCAGTGAATGGTTAGGTGAATCAATCCATAACATTATCGAGGGAACTAAACAACTATGGAGTGATGTTGCGAACATATTTAATAACTTTGGTGAACATATGTCAAACATTGGAGACTTTGTTAGTTCATTGGTAACAGATACCTTTGATTCTGTTAAAGGTGTTTATAATGATTTGGCCAAAATTATTGGTGACAAAGTAGATGCGGTTAAAGATTTATTCAGTATAAGTGATGAAACCAAAGAAAAGGTTGCTGGTTGGTTGGATTCTAGCCTAAATGTACTTGGGTTAGGTGATGGTGCTGCATCAGATGAACTGGCCAATAATGTGGCCAATAATTCTATGCGCAATAATAACAGCATTGGGATTGCTGGAACAGTTGCACCATTTAATATGACCGCAGCAAATGATTCAGATGGTGAATTACAGAGAATGCGTCAACCACATGTGCTTAAAGATGGTAATTATGTAAGTGCCGCCGAGTTAGCCAATGCGTCATCTAAAAATAATCTGGATGTGCCTGTTCAAAAAGCACAGGAACAGAAACTTAATTTGATTGAGAATCAGGTTAGTGAGATTGAATCAGAAAAGGAACGTGCTAATGTAGCGATTGTCGGTGGCCAGAACCTGACACCAAAATCAACTAAGAAATCAGTCCAGTCAACTAGCGGAACTCAAGCGACTACCCCATTAGCCAGTGCTAGGAACCCTGACAGCAGCATACAGCGTAATACTGATAGAATGGTGGGCCGTGGTATGGGTTAAAAGAAAAAGGGGCTTAGAAGCCCCCTTTTCGTTCTAGGTTAAAGATTTAGACCTTAATCTTCATCTTCATCTAGCATTTTCTGAAACATATCAACCTCATCGTTGTCATCTTTGTCAAATGGCACGTCATCGTTGTCATCTGAAGATGCCATGTTATCAGATTTTTTCTTAGGTGATTGATATGAACCACTCGCATCAGAATCATTGTCATTGTCATCGTCATCAGCAGTAGATTTATTTACCTTGCCGTTGATAGCACGATTAAATTCAGTTTCAAGTTTATCATATTCCTTAAATTGTTTAGGGTCGATAAATTCTTGAAGTGAATATGAAGAATTCCAAAGTTTTTCAATTGCATCATCGTCATCTGAGATTGCATCAGGTGTATCGAATTCAGATTTATCATAGTTAGTGTAACCATCAACTTGACGAATCTTTAATTTGAAATCAGCACCTTCCCAAAAATCAAATGGGTCAATAACAACTTCATCTTCAAATTCAGGGAACATCATACCTTCAATTTTCTTGTAGATTTTCTGACCGAATTCAAACAGGAATACTTTACCTTCATTTTCAGGATTCTTAGAATCTTTAACAACCATGATATTTGCAACATACTTTTGTTGACGTTTACGTTTACGAACAATATCTTGATTAGCAGGAATATCAGTATTCCATAACTCTGAGTTTGCTGTACATACTGGACATTCATTACCAATTGATGTTGGGCAGCTATTTACAAACCATTTACCAGTAGGTGTTTTAAACATGTGGCGGTAGTATGTTACAAATGGGGGTGCATTTTCACCAACAGTTTCAATGTCAGAAGGGGATGGTTGTAGGAATCGAATTACTGCATAACCATTACCGGCTTTATCAGTTTCACATTTCCAATAGCGTTCATCAATTTTACCGCTACTAGATTTTTCGTTTTCGATTTTTGATTTAAGGGATTCAGAACGAGCCTTGCGGGATTTTTTTAATTGAGCAAATGTTGCCATAATTTTTTACCTTTTTATTGTTTTTATTATTTTGTATTTTTGTTTATTCTTCTATGAGAACATTACTATTTATACAAGTTAGGTTGTCTAACTAAGTTTTCTTTTGAGTAATTGTGCAAATATTCCAGTTGCTGGGAGTTGCAAAAACGTGTCAAATTTCTCTATAGTTATTTTTATATCACCCCATAAGGGATTGGTACATTTTATTTTTGCTGTGTACCCCAACAAGCGATTTAATATAACACAACTTTCCATTGTAATCAAATCTATTTTTCTAAGTTTTTCGACAGGTGGTAATTCACCGGATTTACATAGGAACATTTCTTTGAAAGATAATCCATTCTTCTCAGCAACATCTAATATTTGTTGAACATCTTTTTGAAACACTCGCCTGATTGATTGCATGTTCTTTAGATGTTCATCCCACATTAAATATGATTCTTCTGAATCTAAGTCACCAATCCAACCTACATTCCCCGAATATGCAAAGCAGGTTGCAACATATTCAGGGAAATCGGATTTGAACTTCTTACCTAATTTACCGTAGAAGAATTTACCTTTCGCTTTGGTGAATGCATTAAACTTTGCATTCACCTTCCCATTATATTTTTTATAATCATATGACGGTCTAGTGAAATGGGCCTTAACCGCTAGAAACTTTTGATAGGCTTCATACGGTTCCATTGTTATTCTTTACCTTTATTCAATTTCGCCTTTATTTTATCATTAATAGATGTTGGTTGTTGCATATCTACAACAGGGAATGGTTCTTCTTTCATGTTAAAGAATTCTGTTACGTTTACGTTTTCTTCACCCTGCATAGATTCACGGATTAAACCTTTCTGTTCACCCACACTATTATGAAATTCCTGTTCAGCTAATAAAACCATTGAGTCAATTTCATCGGCACTTGGTTCTGATTTCTTAACAGCTTCCACTAATTTACTACTTAAATTATCCAGTATAACTTGAAGTGTTGTAAATTGTTCTGGTGTGATAGTATCATTCAATGCAACCAGTGATGTTTCGAGTCTATGTTCTATACCTTGGAATGTTAAATCATCTACCATAACTTTCCTCCAACTCAGTAACTTTACTTTCAGATAAAGCCTCTAGTTCTTTTGTGTTATCCCATTTACTTTTAAGTTCGGGGGTGGTTTCAATCAATATCGTGCAGATAGTAACGAACCCAATTATTTTATCAGTTAGCGCATTAACGTCTAACCCGTTTTCTTCACTGTTCTTCGTAATTTCAAGAATACCATCACCTTCCTTAATTAGAAAGGCTAGATTTTTATCGAAGTCGTTACACTTTTTTAGTTTTTCATCAAAATTCATATTAATTTCATCCTATAATTGTTAACTTGATTTTGTAATTCTATTCACTCATATGTATCTAATGCCTTTGGTTGTTTGACACCTTTTAAACACCGCTTTTCTAAAGCAGCAACCTTAATTTTATCTTTCATTGATTTATCCAGTAAATGCAAAACATCTTCAATTTCAAGAAGATTATCTGCACAGAATGATGTTATGGATTCGATAATATCAAGGTTGTTGGTGCTACTAATTTCTGCTATTCGTATTGCAAATTGTTCTTTTGTACTTTTCTCAATATCATGCATATAAAATTATTCCCATTTCCAAAAAATATGATTACCAACTTCTGCGACCTTGCGCATGTTGCTATTCCATGATGGAGCAACATAGTTTGCGTGATAATGGTCAGCCCCTTTAATTGGATGTGTCATGAAATCGTAATTATAATAAATCACCTTCGATATAGCAACCGCTTTTTCATATGCATCTATTTCATAAGGTGTATCTGTTTTACCATCACAATACCAACTGAACTGACAATCCCTTCTACCAATATGATACCCTTGTTTAACAACTTCACAAACGGTATCTGGAAATCTTGTTTCGCGTACACGTTCCATTGTAACCATAGCAACTGCAAGTTGGCCGATAACAGGTTCATTCCGCGCTTCATGGTATATGTTCAATGATAAACATTCTAATTCTTCAGCTTCATTCGCATGAACATTGAAAGAAAAGAATATTAAAAATAGAATTATAATGGTTTTGAATTTACTCATTTAACTTTCTCATATTATAAAAAAGAAAAGGGGCATTGCGCCCCTTAGCTATTTGGTCATTTCCCAACGACCACGTACACCGGCATCAGCAGCGTATGAAGCCGCAAACGCATCCGGTTTAATTTTAGGTTGAATATTACACACACCTAAAATATAACCAATCGCTTGTTTAACCACTGCACTTGAAGCATATTCTTTCTTCGGATTAACGTCAAGATGAATCTCAACTTCTCTATCTTCAAGTTCTTCAGCCAGTGTTAAGTACAGTTCAGATACTTTATACACTTCATTCATTAAACGCATACGTGGTTTATCCACTTGGTCATAGTCACGCTCTACATCCGTGTAACCAAAGATTTTACATCCATGAAGGTTGTTGATATGAACCACAAGAACAACAGTGTAACGAGCATACCATGTATTACCTTTGCGATATTTTTGACTATCACATCCAAGGTATACACGTGAGTGTATACCCACGTTAACTAAGTATTCTTTGATTTCTTCAATTTGTTCTTGCGTAAACATCATAATTACCTACATTTATTTCACCTTATATTAATTGTACAATGGCCTATTATTCTCATCGACCTCAACACGTGTTATTAATGTAGTGAGGCACGTAACTTGTGTTGAATCTGTATTTAAAACCGCTGAATTATCAGCAACCAGATACGTAAATAAATCCGCTTCATTACATGTGTATTTTGGATATGGAATATCGGTTTCTACACCATCAATTGTACCAATGAAAACATCCATTGAAACAGCTTCATAGTTTGAGTTAGCAGGTATCGTGGGTTCCACATCTAAGTTACATCCACTTAACGCAAACAAAAACACTACAGTTGTTAAAAATTTAAACATAATATTTACTCCTTTTGGTTGATATAGATATTTATACATCACCTGTTTGTGTGATGCGAAATGTGGCGGTAGGTGAAGGATTCGAACCTTCGCACCCATATTTCAGAATGTACGGGTTAGCAACCCGCTGCTTTCGACCACTCAGCCAACCTACCATGTTTTTACATATTGGTTTCCGTATTCTAAATACATAATCTATTCCTCTATTAAAACCCAAAAATGTCACGAACACCTTGAGCGTTCATGTAAATCATAAAAACAGGTTCTTCAATTTCAAGTTTAGGTAGAACCTCTGTTTGAAACTCAATCAAAGCATCATATGTATCATTAATATCAGGCTTAACATTAAACCCAATTAGATGCTGTAAAGTGTTTTCAAGATTTACGGTTGTGTAAAACACAATGTAATGATTAAACGACTCTAAATCCATAATTACTCTCACTTTAATTTGGCAGCCCGTACAAGATTTGAACTTGTGATACGTGATTCAAAGTCACGTGTGTTACCGTTACACTAACGGGCAATAGAAATTTTATTTGGAGTACATAGTGGGATTCGAACCCACGAATAACGGATTTGCAATCCGCACCTTTAGACCACTCAGGCATATGTACTCGAAATAAAACTTAATTTGGCAGGGGATAAAGGATTCGAACCCATAGTTGCGGAGTTGGAAACCGCCGTGTTACCGTTAACACTAATCCCCCATTATTTTATTTACGTTTTCTTTTATTCACCATTCCATCATTAATTTCAAACTCTTTTGACTTCACTTGATTGACATTGATGTTATCATAGTGTTTATATACACTCAAGGGGTAATAATAAATTTCCCCTGTTTCATGATTAACACCAACCATCCAATCTATCTTTTCATCTGCGTAACTATAACTATAACGAATGTTCCCATTAATACTTGTACGCTCTTTACCTTTTGATGAACCTCTATTATTGGTTTTAAATGAATTATTTTTCAATGTTTTAATCTGAAAGGTTTTAAATACTCTGTTACCATTACTGGTTATTTTTTCTATAACCAAATCATAAACTGTATCCCTTGAAGATGGAAATAAAACCACCCAACCTTTTTTAATTAAATCCTGTACAACCAAATATTGAGATAAATCAGCAGTGTTATTGCTCTTTATCTGATATGCCAAATTACTAACCTTATTGTTATTATTATATGGTTCTATTTATTCATGCGACTTACAGGCATATCCCCGGCGCGCGATTGGCGGTAGAAGTGGGATTCGAACCCACACACCACGCTACTAACGTGATTAACTGTTTTCAAGACAGCAGCCGTTACCCTGAATCTTTCGGCTTACTCTACCTTTATTCTTTTAAAAATTCTTCACCTATTTCAACTAAGCGGTCTACTAAAACTTGGTGTTTACTACCTACCTTTGATTTATATTTACCAGCCACCATCACCTTTATCTGGGCATCCATCTTCATGGGTTATATAACATGGCATTTCTCCATGACCGTAACCTGTCATATCTTTACCACATGTAGCGCATTCAGATATAATTGCGTGGTTCCATTCTTTGTAGCATTTATTCCATTCCATTCTATTACCATCAAAGATTTTACATTCCTTTTCAACAAGGTGATTCTGTTGAATGTACGTTTTAATTTGGTGTAGTGCGTGTAAAGTTTTACTAATTATCTCACCATTCTCTAAATGCACAACGAAAAACATTTTCATTCTCCCTTTATTCTTTTAAAAATTCTTCACCTATTTCAACTAAGCGGTCTACTAAAACTTGGTGTTTACTACCTACCTTTGATTTATATTTACCACCAGAATTAAATCCAATGCCATATATTTTTCTTTTCTTTTTACTCATTGACGTAACCTAAAAACATAAATTCTTCTTCAACTATTGGTAATCTGAACAGATAGTTTTTTGAATTACTACCAACATCACCG